CAGTAAGAATAACTACTGATAATACAGCCGCAATAAATATAGATGCCATTAAAGCATCAGCTATGGCTGAAATTACAAGCGAAGATTATTTAATTAGTAAGTCAGCGTTATCAACTCCAATAGCTAAAATTTATGGAACACCATTGGATATTGAATATTACGTACAAGTTCTATAAGAAAGGCGGGATGTAAATGGCAGTAGGCACATTAGCTGGTATGCATGTATCTGTAGGTTCAACCTACATTGATATTACATTTACACGCCCATCAAATTGTACAAAGATTGTATTTACAGTAACCCCTACAAATCTTGTAGGATCTGCTATATCACATACTTACACCATACCCTTGGTTTACGCTATTGGTGCATCAATTACTTATAGATTTACAGGTCTCTCATCAACACAGGTATACTACCTAACTGGAACTCCATACAACGGATCAACTGCTGGTACTGTAAGAAATTATTCAAATAGCGGATCAACCCCAGTTAACAGCATTAAAATGCCTTCTGCAAAAATTACAACCCCAGCTCCAGTTGTAACAACTACAACAAAATCTCCAACTACAGCTTCATCTGGTTCTGGTGCAGTTTCACCAACTTCCCCAGTGGGTGGAACGACAAACAATGGAACTATTGCAACTTCTGGTGCGGCGGGTTCAAATACCCCAACAATTATTCCAGGTGCAACTGACGCATCTGTGCCATCTGATTTAAATTCTCCATCAAGATTAAGTTTGAAAATACCTGATCTTGCACCGAATCAAACATATAGTATTAAAGTTCGTGCATTAACCACAGACTCGTCTGGACAAACTGTTTACTCTGAATATTCAAGCCCAATATATTTAACAACCCCAGGCTTTGGTGCAGACGGAACAAATATTCTTTCATTAAATAATAATGGAGATCTTCAACTAAAGGGCGGATCCATATTTGCTGGAGACTTTGGAACAGATGCTGGACTAATTGATGTTGTGAGTGGAACAACAACTGGCACTGGAGTAATTTTAAATCAAACAGGATTAGCAGGATTTGCAGCGGGGACTAAAGAGTTTTATATAGATGCGGCTACAGGTAACGCATATTTTGCAGGAACAATTCAAGCAACAATTATTGAGAGTACTGATTATAATGGATTAACAGATGGTTCAGCTTTTTCAGTAAATGGAACCGCTATTAATTTAAATAACGGAACTATAACTGGACAAGAGTTTAGAATTGATACAAGTGGTAATGCATATTTTGGTGGAAGTGTAACTGCAAATGCTGATATTAGCGGAACTGCTGCATCAACGGTAGTATCAAATGCTCAACTCGGAGTAACTGCTTATACTTATGCACACACAGCTGTTCAACCTGGGACATTCTTAAAAGTTGATAATACAAATCAGGTCGTAACTGTAGATACTAGGGGAATAAATATTACATCAAGTGCTACGGCTTCTGCTAACAGCACCTCTAGAATTGAAATGACAAATGGATATTTTACTGCATATGCTGGAAATACACCAACATTTCAAATTCAAGCAAGTACAGGAAGTGTCGTTATGACTGGACAAGTTACTGCAACATCAGGTTATATCGGAAGTGCTTCTCAAGGATGGAGTATTAATTCAGATAATATTACCTCACAATCTGGTAATTTAGTTTTGAAAGCATCGGATGGATCCATATCTGGAGGAACAATTACTGGTTCTTTATTTAAAACATCTACTGGTTCTACAAGAATTGAAATTGGTTCTTTAAACACTGCTACAAACCAATATGACAATATTAATTTTTGGTCATCCTCAACATCTGGCTCCACTTATGGTGGAGCTGGAAGATTACTTGTAGGTGGCGGATCTAATACAGCTACATTGGTATTATCCGCACCAAATTTTGATACCAGAAATAATTTAGCAGCGATGCTATCTATGACTTCTTATAGCGACGGAACGGCATGGACAACCCTATTTGGAGATTTTTCAGTATCAGCTGGTATAGTACGTTCAGCAACATATGACAACTCACTTAGGGGGATTTCTCAAACAACTTCATCCGTTACGGCAGGATCATCAATTGGTTCAGGCCACAGTAATGGAGATATACTTTTGGTGTATTCATAATGGCAAAATTTGTAGCTGTAAATGGAGTTTGGAAATCCGTATCTGGAATATTTGTTGCAATAGGTGGGGTATGGAAAAAAGTTTCTACAGGATTTGTTGGTGTAAATGGATATTGGAGAAATTTTTATTCTGCATCATTTAATATTCAAAGTCCAGTAACAATATCCCAAGCAACTGGTTCAACTGGTTTGGTTACGCTAACTGGAAGAAATTACTATTGGTCTCCAACCCCCACTTCTCTATCTTACAAATTTCAATGGTCTTCAGATGGCGGACAAACCTGGACTGACATAGCAACTGGAACAGCAACAAATCCTTCGTCGGGATCAAGCAATACATATACATATCAAGTTTCATCAAGTTATGTTGCAGCAGGAGGGGTTGACAATCTTTATCAATTTGTTGTAACAGCAACGGGAAATAGTATTTCAACATCCAGCACTTCGGGAACTACTACAATAAGTAGTCCTTACGACACATCAATTACTATTACGGATGTTCAAACAAATCAGGTAAGCTTCTCATGGACACCATCTACAAATGCAAATAGGTATATAACTTATTATTACAATACAAGCAATGGAACATATTATTACGCTCAAAATGGTGCTGGTGGAACAAGCGGTACGAGTGCTACTATAACTGGATTAACAAAAAACACTGGTTATTATTTTTATGTACTACCAATAACTGGAACTTCTGGATCTAACTTGTCCAATTACTACGGCTACCCTGGAAATGTTGCAGCTGCATATCAATCAACAGTTTATGGGTATACGGTTACGTATAGTGCAAATGGTGGTTCAAATGCACCAACTGATTCTTCAGTTTATAATTATGGAGATCTTGTAAATGTAAAAGCACAAGGTTCGATGACATATGGAACAAAATCTTTTGTAAGTTGGAATACCGCATCAGATGGTAGCGGCACATCTTATAATGCTGGAACTTCTGCTTTTTATATTTATGGCAATACAACACTTTATGCACAATGGTTAGATTTTGTTTATCCGCCAAATCCAGTGGGTGGGATAACTTTTACATCAAATAGTAGTTCAATAACTTGGACATTTACGCCTTCATCTGTTGATTCTTCACATAGTGCTCCAACAGGTTATGCTTATACCTATAATACCACTGGAACAACCCCGTCAAATGGCTCTGGAACATTTTTGGGAACAGATGTTTGGTCAAGTACTGGATATAATTTTGCAATACAATTGTTAAGCCCTGGATCAACATATTATGGTTTCATACAACCAAGAAATGTTTATAATGGAACAAATCAATACGCATCTTGGTCTAGTGTTAAAGCTCAAACTACACCGCCTGCACCAACATACACCTATTATTATGGATTAAATGGGATTGCTGGCGGAGGAATAAATATCTATGGACACAGCAGTGCAACATCTTTATACTACATAGTGTATAGAACGGCTACTGGAACTGGAACTTCAGGTTACGGAACTGGAACTTACACTTATTATGATAGTGGAACTTATACTAAATCAGAAGGTTCTACTTATTTTGGAACATATTATCCAGCAGCAAATGGTTACTATTATATTTCTGCATATCAAACAAACCTAGGTGGAGATGGGCCAGGTGCTACATCTCAAATATCCCCGCAAAACTGGTTTTGGGGATCAAACAGTGTTACTACTACTACCACAACCACAACTACTACAACAACATCGTGCGTTTGTGCATATTCAGATTACGGAACATATTATTATTCACCACAATGTTGTGCTGCAGGTGCCGCAACAACTGGATTACCAGCACAGTATTTACCAGTTGGATACTGTTGTCCAAATATTACAAAAACAACAACTACCACAACAACCGCAGCTCCAGCACACCCAACAGTATATTGGAAGTGTAATTCCGCAGATGTTGCAAATCTTAGCAATCCTTGCACATCTGTTGGGCAATGTAGGCTTGCAGGAAATACATATTATTCACCAGGTTGCGTTTCTTGTTGCGATTAAGCCTTGACAGAATCAAAGAGAATTGGTAGAATATAATAATGTTACTGACTAAAAACGTTATACACATTTTAAATCAAGACCATTATGATCATTTTAACCCAGCTGTTCATATGTTAGCTTGTTTTATTATTGATGATCTGGTTGTTGAAAATGGTGTATATTCAAAAGAATTTTTTAGTTTATTTAATAATTCATTTGTAGAAGAAAAAGAGCAATACGACAATGGTGAAATTCTACTATCATTAAAAGATAAAAGAGATGGTATTGATCAATTTATCATGTTAGATGAAAGATTGGGTTCTATAATGCTTAGTAACCCAAAATTGATTGAAGTTCCAGAAGGTTCTCAGTGGGTTACGATAGGTTCAAAATACATAGACGGGGTTTTTTATCCATGACAGAAAAAACTAGGTGGGAACAGTACTTAGAGAAACAAAAAGAAAAAAGCGGTAATCGTGATGCTAAACCCTGGGATCTTTTAAATCCTAATACAGAGTACATTGATAGGGAAACAGCAGAGCAAAGATATGATATATGTAAATCATGTCCCGAACTTTTTGATTTAACAAAACAATGTAAGAAGTGCGGGTGCTTTATGGCACTCAAAACAAAACTTAAAGAGGCTTCATGTCCGATTGGTAAATGGTAATGGCAAGCATATTTGTTCAAATTCCAGCCTATCATGATTTTGAGTTAGTTAGAACAATCAAGGATTGTATTAAAAAAAGTTCTGGAAAACACACAATCAATTTTGGTGTACATTTAACTTATTTTGAAAAGGGTCAGATAGAGATCCCAAGTTGGGGTAATTTAAAATCAAGTATAGATAAGGCTCCTAACACAATTGGTGTTGGTACGGGTAGATACCTTGCAAATGAATTTTATAATGGAGAAGATTACTATTTACAAATAGATTCTCATATGAGGTTTGAAGAAAGCTGGGATGATGTATTAATAAATAATTATTTAAAATATGTATCTATGGGAACCAAACCAATAATTTCTGCGTACCCTGGTGCATATGAATATGATGGTTTTGAAACAAAAATACTTAATACAAAAGCACACGTCTCATATACTGATTTTATCCAAGAATTAAGTTTTCAAGGAAATTATGTCCCCCACCAAAGATCAGTTGGAAACTTTAACAATAACGTATTTACAAGATCTGTTTCGGCAGCTGTAATATTCGGAAGTGGAGAAATAGCTTCTATTAAACCAAATCAAAAAATATTTTTTTGGGGGGAAGAAATTTTGACTGCATTAAGGCTGTATACTCATGGTTTTGATTTAATGCTTCCAGAATCTCAAAACTTTTATCATTTGTATTATGATCATTCAAAAGGGTATAAAAACTTAAGAAGACAAGTAGTTGAAGATTTTCCAGAAGAATCTGCAGTGCTTGAGAAAGAATCTCAAGATGAACTGTCAAGTATTATAATTAACAAATTAGTTGGTGATCAGGCCCTAGGCTCGGAAAGAACGCTGGAAGAATACCAATCTTTTGCTGGCATAGACTTTATTGCCAAAAAGATAGTACCAGTGATATAATAGGTTAGGAGGAAAAATGACTGCAGAATTAACAACTCAAGAAAAAATAGCTATTATCAGTACTCATCAAAGCAATCTCGCATACAACAGATATAATCTTAGTATCTCTATTGTTGAAGAAAATGCTAAATCAAGCCCAGATGCAAATGCCCTGGAAAGACTTAACGATCAATTGTCTGATGTTGATAGACAACTTTCAGCACTTGCAACAGAATTGGCATCTTTGCCACCAGTAACTAATTAACAAAGGAAATATAAATGGCAGAAAAAGCGGAACTAGTAATTACCGCTCTTCAACAACGCATTGGAGAATTAGTCTCAAATTATGAGACTCAAATTGCGTTGCTTAGAGCAGAGCTTACACAACTAATGGATAAGCAGGAAGCTATAAATGAATATTCTAAAAGCCTTTCAGAAAAAACAGATCAAGCAAATTAAAGATGCACCTTTTGTACCCAGCGGACTAATTGGATTAAACGCTGGTTCTTTTTACTATGTAAAGGGTAACAAAAGGTTTAAGTTTATTTCTGAAAGAGCCATGAAATCTTGGTATCTTCCCGTCCTTAAAATTGATGCTGCATTTTTAAATAAGCTTGCATCTGGTGGAACACTAGGATTCAGAGATGGATCTTTGGTCAAAGACATATCAGATGGTAAAATATATCTTATAAGCGATTCAAAACGTAGACATGTGGTTGATCCAGATGTGCTACAATGGATTGATACAGAGATTATAGATGCGGGGCAGAAGGAAATTCTGGTCCATCAAGAAGGAGAACCAATTGGCTAGTAATAAGATTATTCAATCAGACAATGCGGTAATTGACTATACAACTATTTCAGTAATGATTGATACTTTAAATAATCAGCAAAAGGCTATTGAAGATTTGCAAGCAGCAATTACCCATTCACAGGTAACAGCAGATCCAGCCACAGGTGCAACCACAACGGTTCAAGGAACTCAAAAAATTATGGCGGGAGTAGTTCCAATTACTTCCTCTACAATCAATGTAACATATTCTTTTTCATCAAAGCCTACATCTATTGTAGGAACAGTGCTTTCAGGAAGTGCTAGCTATAATGGCTATGCATACGTAAGCAAAACAATTACAGCAACTGGAGCAACATTTACATATGTTGGAAAAAATATCCCAGCTGCTGCTAATCACGTATATCTGTACTGGATAGCGGTGGGAATTCAATAATGTATTTTCCTATTCATGCTTGGCATAAGCGTGAGAGTAGGATTAGCCGTGAAGGTTATATATTGATTAAAGTACCAGAACATCCAAAATCTTTTAAAGGCTGGTATTATGAACACCGCCTTATAATGGAAAAACAATTAAATAGGATCATAGAAGATTGGGAAACTATTCATCATATCAATAATGATAAGAAGGATAATAGATTAATTAATCTTTTTATTTGTTCAAGAAAAGAACATAACAAAGCACACGCTGCTTGACAGAAAACAACAACATACGCTACAATTAACTAAACCCCCAGAAAGGGATTACATGAGTAATGATTTAAAATGGATGCTTTCATCCGACCAGCAGTTCCCGTATCAGGATGACAAGGCCATTGAACTATGGTTCAAGGTAATGAAGTGGTTTAAACCAGACGTAGTAGATTACCTAGGCGATACAGATGATCAAGCCTGCTATAGCAAATACACAGAAGGACGCTCTGCAGAATTTTTGCAATTGCACAAGGATGACAGTAAAGATCTTATTGTTCCTATGATGCGACATGAAGCAAAGGGTGCAAGAGATTTTTATGCCAAGACCAGAGACATGTTGCCAGATGCACAATTGTTCTCAGCACTTGGAAACCATGATATTAGAATTTTTGATTATATTGATAAGAAGCTTCCAGACTATGCAAAAGATGTAACACCAGAATCTCTATGGTCTTTGGATTCGCTAGGCTATGAATATATTTATTACAACGAATTGCCTAAGCACCGCTTTGGCGATATTCACGTTCATCACGGTCTTTCAATTGCTGACACAGGTGCAGTAAGAAAAGATATTGATGATTTGCAGATTTCTTTAATTAGAGGACACTCACACAGAATTGCCTCACACTTCCAAACATACGAACTCCCACTAGCGACTGGTGGACGAGCAATTCGTGGTTATGAGATTGGTCATATGTGTGATGAAAAGAGTTCGGGTATGAAGTATACTCAGAACCACAATTGGCAAAAAGGTTTTGCTGTCGCACACATCGAGAACGGTCAACGTCCTCATGTGCAGATAGTAGAAATTTCCCCTGACTACACTTGTTTTGTAGATGGGAAACTGTTCTCTCTATAGAGAGCAAATACGTAGGTGTGAAAAATGTATGAGGAAAAGGTTTCAAATCCTGTTCGCAAGAACAACATCTACACTAAACAATAAGGAGAAAAAACAATGAAGATTAATCAGGCAATGATTGAATCTTATGTTCGTAACTTGGTAGGTCAGATTATTGGTGCAGCAACTATCGTTGCAGCAACAACACATGTGGCTATCTCAAGCTTTGGCGGACACGAGTGGTTGCTAGTAGCAAACTCTCTATGGGCTTCTCTTGTTCCAGTAGCACTTCGCTATGTTAACAAGAAGGATCCTGCATTCGGCATGGTTGCACAACTTGCAACAACTGCTGTAACCAAGAAGCTAGACGAGGCTGCAACGCCTAAGAAGGCTCCTGCTAAGAAGTCATCTTCTAAGTAGGCTAAAGAAAAAACTAAATAATGTATTGTAAAAAATGTAGTGGCAGAGTTTTTGTAGACAGAATCTACTCCCAAAAGATTCGTGTTGAACTGTACTGCATTATGTGTGGGAATAGATGGATGATCAAGAGAGACACAAGGTTCGGTGCATGGCTGTCAAAAAACGAGGAAAGACTTCACAAAAGCTACGGTATTTCTATTTAAATACCAAGCTTTATAAAGTCTTAAGACAATCAAGAGCAGAGGATCTCATGGTCGCCTGGGATTACGAGATGGGTAAGCGTGTAGCGTTTGTATTAACTGACGTTAAGAAGAATATGCAAAACGCTTACCCTCTTTCCAAGGTATCTAAAATTATTGGAAGACATGAAGATACGATCAAGAGGCATTTGTATGCGGGGAATATTAGAAAACCGCAACAAGTTTATTCTTTAAATGGTAATAAAACTCCAGGTAAATACTATTGGAGCGAAGACGATGTTAGAGAAATGCATGAATTTTTTAAAACTGTCCACAGAGGCAGACCTAGAAATGATGGGGAAACTCATCCAGGAAATATGCCAAGTAGAGCAGAAATAGAGGCTATGATGAGACAGGAAAATATTTTATATGTTAAAAATAATGATGGGACATTTAGTCCAGTTTGGAAGCAGCCTGAATGGTAAATGATAAATTAAGTAAAGAAGCAAAGCAAACGCTTGATGCTGCAATTAGAGTTTTGGAATATGCTATGGAGATAGCTGGACAAAAAGAGGACTTAGATGCTATGATAGCAATATCAGATCGCCTCATGATGCTTTATCAGCATTTAGCAGATAAGGGTCACAAGAAGTTTAAGCCAGGCTTCGCACTAGTGGAAAAGGAAGAGATTCAGAAAGATGACGAATCAGACGAACGTTAAAGTTGATTTACAATTTACCCGCAACCTAGGAAACTTTGAAAGTTTAAAAGTCGGGATCGGGATTGAAGATTATCAACGTCAAGGTGAAACAATTGACGAAGCCACAAATAGAGTGTATACTTTTGTAGAGAAAAAGCTTATGGAAAAAGTTGGCGAGATAGAGGAAGAGCTTAAGGCAAATAAAAAATGACCAAAGATGAAGCAAAATTAGCCTACGGTCTAGTTGGGTTTTATTGTGCTTTATATAAGCAGGTCTATGGTAAAGCCCCAGTTGTAAATCGTTATCGTGAGAAGTGGGCTATGCAGGATGTAATTGATAGCATTGGATATGATCGTGCCAAAGAACTTTTAGAGTATTACTTTAAGAGTAGTCGTCCAGGTCATCCATTGCAATGGTTTTTTTATAATTTTGAAAAGATAGATTTAACGCTTACTCAAATTGAGCAAGACAAAATACGTCGTGAGCTAATCAGAGCAAAGACAAAAACTATGGTTGAAGAAAGAGACAATGAATACAGAGTCAGCAGTAATAACAGCGATATGTGAGAATAAAGATATTTCCGTAGTAATGTCTGGAAATATTGATGAAGTCTTTACTTCACACAGAGATGTGTGGGAGGGACTTAAGTCTTACTATTTAAAGTTTAAGGCTGTACCTGATGTATCCGTTTTAACAGAACGCTTTAAGGATTTTGAACCTACAAAGGTTAAGGGCGAAACAGCCTACTACCTAGACCAACTTAAGAATGAATATCTTGCTTCCCGCCTACGCAACCTTTTACTTTCATCTGGTGCAAGTTTAAAAACAGAGGCTTCTGGCAGAGTCATCGCACAAATGCAAGCAGAGCTTTCTGCACTTGGCAAGCTTACATCAAATGTTCGAGATGTTGATTTAACTGATTATAAGGAAGCAGAAAAGCATTTTCAAGCAATCAAGGACCGTTCAGATGCTATGGGTGGAAGCCCAGGAATTATGACTGGATTCAAAGCCATTGATTATGCATATCCTACTGGAATGGCTCCAGGACACCTTATCGTGATGATTGGTTGGCCAGGTAAGGGTAAGACTTGGTTCTCCTCTTATTTGGCCTGCAAAGCCTGGGAACAGGGCTTTAAACCTATGATTGTATCCCTTGAAATGACACCAGAAAACATGAGAGACCGTATCTATACCATGATGGGGTCGGGATTGTTCAAGGCTTCAGACTTCGCTAGAGGAGATGTTAATATTGACCAGTTTGATGACTGGGGTTCAAAGAAGTTTGCTGACAAGAATCAGTTCATCTTAGTATCAAATGAGGGTATGGGTGAAGTAACGCCTAACGTAATTCAAGGCAAGATTGACCAATATAAACCAGATATTGTTATTCTTGACTATCACCAGTTGTTTGCTGATAATCAAAACTCAAAGGGTCCCACAGAGCGTAATATGAATATTTCTAAATCTTTCAAGAAGTTGGCTATGTCTAATAACATTCCAATCATTGATATTACTGCTGCAACTGCAGAAGAAGTAGCAGACCACGATTCACCACCAATGCTAAGTCAAGTTGCTTGGTCAAAGGCGATTGAATATGATGCTGACATGGCTATGGCAATCCATAAAAATCCTGATAGCAATATCATGGAGATTGTAAGCCGTAAGAACCGTCACGGAACTGAATTCGGAATGTATCTGGATTGGGATCTTAATCGGGGAATTGTTAAGGAAGTCTACGATATTCCTATTGGATAATATGTAATGTCTGGCTAACTTGGTATAATTATCAAGACAGTTAGGCAGCCATGTACCCAAGAAAAATACATGACTTTTGGATGAGCGGAACCATCGGAGATGATTCTAAACTCCAAAGCTCTAGAGAGAATTACGAGAGGCTTTTAGTCCAGCAGATGCGGGACAAGGGCTATATTCCCGTCCTTGACATACAACCACAATTTAATATAAAATATAACCAGGAGAAGGATCACTATACCTTCAACTTAGTTATGTATGGGATATATCTTGGGAAAGCCAAAGCACTGAAGTATGAAGGTTTCTCAGGACAGAGTTTAATACCTAAAGGATAATAAATGTTAGATGCATATAGCAAAGCGGATCTCCGCTCTATTCTGCGTTCCTGCAACATTGATATTGTTTCTGAAACTGGAACAGACTTTCTTTGCCTATGCCCTTTTCACCACAATGTTGATTCACCAGCTTTTGCAGTAAGTTATTCAAAGGGTCTTTACATTTGTTACAATCAAAATTGTGATTCCTCTGGAACAGTGTTGGATCTTGTTAAACAACTTACCAATCGAAATGATTTTGAAGCATTGCGTTTTATTTCTGCAAATAAGCAAACTGAAGCAGAAGCATTTGAAGACGGTCTAAAAGACTTGCTTGATGACAAACCAGAATTTACAGAGTTTCCACAAGAAACATTAAATAAGTTGTATAGTGATATTGTTCAAAACCCTAAAGCAATAGATTACTTTAGATCACGTCACATACTTGTTGATGCAATTGATTACTTTAAACTTGGATATTCTGAAAAGCAAGATATGGTTACAGTTCCATTGCATTCGCCAGACGGATTACCAGTTGGTATTATTGGTAGATCAATTGAAGGTAAAGCATTTAAGAATAGCCCTAACCTACCACGCAATAAAACTATGTTTAACTTGCATAGAGCAAAGCGTGAGGGTGGTACTATAATTGTTGTTGAGTCTAGCTTTGATGCTATCCGTTTATGGCAGGCGGGATATCCAAATGCTGTCGCCACTTTAGGTGGTAGCATATCAGATGTTAATATTCAACACTTAAATAAGTATGCATCTACAGTTATTATTATGACAGATGCTGATGCAGCAGGTAAAGCTTTGGGTATGACAATCGCTAATAAATTAAAGAATAAAAATGTTTTGTGGGCAAAATATGACCACAATGTAATGTATCCTCATTCTGCTAAAGATGTAGGAGATATGACTGACGAAGAAATAAAACAGTGTGTTAAAAATGCAATACCGCATTTTGAGTACGCTGTTATGTGATATAATGGTAATAACAGGGCATCTACAGCCCACTACACAAGGAGAAAATATATGGGAATAGTAACAGGCTTGAAGGCAATGAACCTTCAAATGGAACAAAAATCACATTCAGGTGATTCGCAAAAAGGAAGATGGCTACAACTTAAAGATGGTCAATCTCTAAAAATCCGCTTCTTGCAAGAAATTGATCCAGACTCAACAACATATGTTGAAAAGGCTGGTTTAGCTTTTATTGCAATTGAGCACACAAATCCAAATGATTATAAGCGTAAAGCACTTTGCACAATTGACGACCAAGGTCGTTGCTTTGGTTGTGAACAGCATCGTCGTGATCCTAAGCAGGGTTGGAAGGGTCGTCAGCGTTTCTATGCTAACGTACT